AATGAGGAAGAATATATTAACGGAGCCATGCCTGACTCTGTGGAAATGTTTAGTTCCTTAAAGCCTATCTTGAAGCAAAGCGTAGGTAATATTTACGGGCAAGAGCTTGCATTATATTCCGACCATCTAGGTGTTGCCGGGCGTGTCGATTTGATTGCCGAGTGGGACGGGGTTCCGTCCATTATTGATTTCAAGACTTCGGCTCGCTCCAAGAAACTTGAATGGATTGATGATTATTTCATGCAATGTTCTGGCTATGCAGCCATGTATTATGAGATGACTGATTTTCCTATTAAGGATGTTGTAGTAGCCATTATGGTTGATGGTGATAGCCCCCAAATTTTTAAAGGAAAAGTAGGCGAATGGTTGCCTTCTTTGGCGAGAGCAATTGGCAATTTTAAAAGAAATATTTAATGTGTTGATTATTATTTCTCGCGATCCTATGATTCGGATCCTTGTTCCAATAGTTGGTTTAACTATTATTGTGGAGAAATGTTGTTTATGACCTCCTTCAAATATTTTATTATCGCGAATATTATTAGTTTGATTATGTTTTCTAGTACATTTATCGCTGGGTTCATGGTTGGTAAAGAAGACAAGATGGTTTTTCATACTCACCTAATTAGTCATCTTGATGTTCCGTCAATTAGTAATATGCAAAAAAAGGAATATGCCGAGAAACTTTCCGTGGCTGTCGTTCCAGAGTTACCTTCTAGCACTTCTATTTTAGATGATGAATTTGTCTGTCTTTCAAGGACAATTTATTTTGAGGCAGGTAATCAATCTTATTATGGAAAGATTGCCGTTGGTTCTGTTGTAATGAATCGTGTAAATGACGAAAGATATCCAGATACTATTTGTGATGTGATTAAACAACACAGACAATTCTCATGGTACTCAGATGGAAAGTCCGATGTTCCGTTTGATGGCCCTGCATGGGAAGAATCAATTCGTGCAGCCAAAGAAGTGTTATGTGGTTGTGGTAAGGCTTCGGGATTGTTTTTTGATGACGCGGCAGTTCAGTATTATCATGCAGATTATGTAAACCCTAAGTGGGCAAAGAAAATGAAGCGTGTGGCAAAAATTGACAATCATATTTTCTATAGGTAAATTATTATGACACTTTCTAGAACTACGGCTGCAAATCTTGACCAAAAATATTGGGACGACCATCAGGTAGATGGAATTACTTTTATCCGATGGCTACACCCTAATGAATATTATGGGTATGGTACTGGTGTTGACAATGCCATATTTACAGGATTTTATTTGGCCTCGGCTGCCTTTAGATATTCTGTAACTCCTAGCGACACAAATCTTAGTAAAATAGAGCGAACGCTTGATGGAATACATTTACTTACACACATATCCGGCACGCCAGGAGTTTTGGCTCGTTTGGCCTTTCCTTTGGAAGATGCATACCATCAAATTGGATATGTTCCTGATTCTATGCAGCCTGAACCACAGGGTTGGGGCCCAGGAAACTCTTGGTGGGACAGAAAATCGGAAGGGTCTTTGTATGAATCGGACACACATTTTTATTATTGCCGAACTACTAGAGACCAATTAACGGGTATTGTTCTTGGATTATCTGTTGCGTGGAATGTATTAAATCATCATGCCTCGCTTTTCCCGAAGACTGACACGAGGCATGATAATTGCATGTCAAAAATTCAAATTATTGTTCAGGATCTTGTTACTCGTCTTGAAAACACTGATTGGAGTTTGAAAGACCATACAGGACTTATTGGGGATACGAATGCACATAGGCTAAAAGATAATTTAAAAGATGCTTTAGTTTTACTTAATTGTGCGGTTAATAATAAACCCAGACCTTCTATTAAAGGATTGAAAAGATTTTATCGGTTTTTGTGGTTCTATACTTTTTACTATCGGTTTACTCGACATATGTATGCCTGGAATTTACGAACAGCCATTGCGTTTTCGTTGTGGATTAATGAACCAGATTCAATATTGCGTGCCGGGGCCAAGAAGTGGATGAAGCGTATTTCAGCTTTTACTAAAAATGAAGATAATGCATTTTTTGTTTTTGCGGAAGCTGTGATGGGAAATGATGTTTCTAAAGAACGCCTAGATGCTGCATTAGAAGCTCTTGACCAGTTATCAGAGGTGGGTCATAATAGTTTTTTTGCATGGCAAAAATCTAAAGATGAGGCAAGACCAGCTGGTATAAATGGGCTCTATGGGCCAGGAATTGATATTTTGTTGCCATATTGGATGCACCGATATTATTTAGAGGGACGAGTATAAAATGGATAATCATATTTTTTATGGAAGATAAAAATTTTAAACAATGGTCTTTCGATCGGTTTATGTGTTTTTTAAGTGGGCCCCTTTTGACGGTTATCTTTGTGTGAAATAATTATATGCACTTTACTAATTTATTTAATTCAGAATTTAAACGGGCGCTTGATGATAATTTTTCAAGTATAGTTACTGAAAATGTTGGTCCGTTTCTTTATTCTGTTGTAAAAACAATTCGCCCAAAAACTGTTTTGGAAGTTGGTGCTGGATATACAAGTGTTTTTCTTGCCAAGGCATTATCTGAAATTAGGGCCGAGGATAATTTTGACCAGGTTTTATTGGATAGTGTGACTGAACTTCAGCCTTTGTGGTACAATGGGCAGACTAACATGCGTGCTTGGGAAGAGGTTCGTGTAAAGGGTTCCGTACCAAAAGAATGGATGAGACGACTATTTATGCTGTATCCGTATTATGTGCGTGATGAAGAATCGCGGTTGTTAATAATAGATAATTTAAGTAAGGAACTATATGATAATGCGAGCCCGGTGAATAAAGCTCTTAATGATTTAAATTTGGATGAGTTTGTTGAAATTATCAATTGCGACGTTTATAAATTTGATGATGTTGATAAATTTTTAAAAGAATATCCAGTTTTAGATTTTGTGTTTTTGGATTTTGGTGCAATGTTAAAATTACCAACATTCTTTAATTTTTTTCTTGAGAGGTTAAATGATTTTGGTGGTTGTATTATGATTCATTCAACGCTAAGTAATGTGATGCATAGGCTTTGGTTAGCAGAATTAAAATTAAAATATCAGAATGACCATACTGTTGAAATATTTTCTTTTCTTGAACCGAATAAAGTAATACAAAATAGTTTTACATTGGTTAAAAAATATAAAGAATCTATTGGTGGGGATTATAGTCCTCCAATACTTACTCAACTCCCGTAAATAAGTAAATTATTATTTAGAGGAACAAGGATAAAATGGATATAGCATTAGATAAGAAAACATTTTCCAAACGAGTTGAGGATTTAATTCAAAATAAACCAATGCCGTATATGGACGCAATCATTATGTGTTCTGAATTGATAGGATTAGAGGTCGAGTCTGCGGCCAGACTCATCAATAAAAATATTAAAGAAAAGCTAGAAGCCGAGGCTCAGGACTTGAATTTAATGCAAAGGTCTGCTAAACTCCCTATATGAAATCAAATCATAATTTGCGTGACTTGCGCGGAAGGGATGATAAACCATTCTCTTCGCTTGATGCTCCGAAGTATGCTCCTTATCGAGATGGTAAGGGGCAACTTGATGTTGGTATGAAGCTCATTGATATACCTGAGCACAAAGAGCCTGAAGATGTTATTTTTGACATTGATAAGTTTTGGCCTTATTACATGAACAAGAAGCATTGGCTTTTTAATAATTGCCGCGATGTGGTATATCAAGACATTAACAAGAAAAAAGTGTCTAAGGCTCATTGGGAATTGTCGATGATGAATCATTTGACTGTTACCGACCTTGAGCATGGTTTTGGTCCTGGCGTCGAAAATCCTAATTGGGATAATTGGAATCAAAATAAAAGTTACGAGCCGGAGTATTTTGAGTGGATAGACCGTAACGAAACCAAAACTGATATTACATATAAGTATCGTAATTTTTTTGGTGGACCTATAGTATACACGAGGCCCTTGGGTAGTAAGAAGTATGGCTTAGAAGAAACGGCTCGCATGGTCCAAGAAGACTTGTGTATTCTTCGTCGTCGCGATGATGGTTGGAATCTTCGGGCTGCTGCTGTTTGTTTTCCGTCTTATTGGTCGCTCAAAGAAAAGATGGGTAAGCCTTTGGATGTTATTCACAGTCCTGTTCCTCAGCTTACTCCTACCATTAATGGTGTAATTACTTCTAAGCTGGATGCTTTAGAAAAGAGCAAACCAGTCGAACGATTCAATTGGACATTGACTGATGATATGGAATTGCATCAGCCCAGTCCTGTCAGAAAATCCTTTGAGCCGACTGCCGGGTGGGGCCGGGGTGATGTTGATTACAGAATGCATAAAATTATGGTCCGAGTTGAACGGCAGACAATGTTGTTGCTCCGGTCTGGGGATATTCTTTTTACCATCCGAACCTATTTGAATAGTTTGGGCACTATACTCCAAGACCGAGAGTTGTCTACTGGACTACACGATTCAATTTTGAACACTGACCCAGAAGTGTTGAATTACCGTAGTATTGACCGATTTGGTACTCAGGTTATGAGAACGATTGACCAAACATGGGGCCCGTCGGTATAATGAAAGCCCTTGAGGTTTATCAAACATATCTTGCAGTCAAGCAACATTTCTCTGATAGCAGCTATGACTACTTCAAGTACAATGGGAAGATTCGAGTCAATGCATCGAACTTCAATACTCGCAAGGACCGATTCTTTTACGAAAAGTTAGCCCGCAAGTTTGATGGGAAACCCGAAGACTTGCGGAATTATTTTGCCTGTAATCTGCGTGAGAATCCCAAAGTATGGATTCGTGAATTAATTGGTGCCCGGGCTGAAGAGACATACGCCAAGTGGAAGGCTTATCAAGAATCCTTGACCTATAATCTCATACAAGATGTGGCCAAAGTTGAAGAAGCTCATCCAGAAGGGGATTTTGCATCTTTGTTCATATGTAGAGATGGTCAACATCCAATTCTATTAAATTTGTATACCAATTCTGTAATCTCTATTGAAACTTTGATAGGATTTGATATACTTATAGAGTGCTTTGTTAGATGGAACAAAGAAATTGATGACACTATTATTTGGCCTGACATTTATCTTGCGTGCCAACGGTATCGTCCCTTTGTGACATTTGATTCAGAAGCACTTAATGTGAAGTTTCGCTTAGCATTAAAGAGAGTGTATGTGCCAAGAAGGGACGAGACTAAAGCAATGGAAGGAATGAAGGAATGAAATTATCAAAATTTTGGGGTCATGGCAGCCAGTTCTACGGGCACTACTCGCTAGACTCGCAGAAGGAGTTGTTGGAAGAAAATAAGATGCTTCGGGAATTGATTACCGAGACTCTGACAGAGGTTGAAAATACCCAGGTTATTATCGGGGATTTTATCGAACGGTTAGATTCCATTTTGAATTCTGTTGAAAAAATCTCTGATGGTACTGAATAATCATGCTATATATTATTGATACTATGTATTATGCATAGTTGATATACAATAAAACAATACGACGAAATATACAAAAAGGAGTATAATACAATGTCATTTGCAAAATTAAAGAAGGCTCGGAAGACAGACTTATCTAAGCTCACCGAAGAGATTGAGAAGCTGAATAGTTCCAATAGGGGTAGTAACGGCAATAGTGCTGATGGGCGACTATGGAAGTTGACTGTTGATAAGGCGGGTAACGGTCATGCAGTTATTCGTTTTCTTCCGGCTCCCCAGGGTGAAGATATTCCTTGGGCTCGCATCTGGGACCATGGTTTTCAGGGTCCTGGGGGTTGGTACATTGAAAATTCTCTGACCACTCTTGGTAAAAAGGACCCGGTTTCTGAATATAATTCAAAGCTGTGGAATTCAGGTGTGGAATCAAATAAGGATGTTGCGCGAAAGCAGAAGCGAAGGCTTTCTTATTATACGAACATTTATGTGATAAGTGATTCTGCAAAACCGGAAAATGAAGGAAAGACTTTTCTTTATAAGTTTGGAAAGAAGATTTTCGATAAGGTCAATGATTCGATGAGCCCTGAGTTTGATGATGAAACTCCGATGAATCCGTTTGACTTTTGGGAAGGTGCAAACTTCAAGTTGCGGGCCCGCCAGGTTGCGAAATTTCGTAATTATGATAAGTCGGAATTTGATTCACCTTCTGCGTTGTCTGATGATGATGCAGAATTGGAGAAGATTTATAATCAGGAATATTCTCTTCAGGAACTTCTTGATACCAAGCACTTTAAGTCATATGAAGAGTTGTCGGCTCGCATGACTAGGGTTCTTGGGGAAGCGACACAGCGCCTCGCGCATCTTGGGATGGAAGAGGTTTCGTCTGATGTTGAAAATTCCCCCACGCCTCCGCGACAGTCGATGGATGCACATTCGATGCCGACCGCAGAGGCTAATGCTGGAGTTGAAGAGGACGAAAGTCTTTTATACTTCAGTAAGCTCGCCGACGAGGCGTAGCGAACAGACTTGCGGGAATGCCTCGCAGGTCTCTAAACCGAGGGGGAGAGTGTTAAAACTCTCTCCCTCATTTTTTTTGTTTTTTTAAGATGACGTAAAGGCATCTGCGCCTTCAAAGGAACTACCACCTTTGGTAGTATCTCTTTGGGCAGCCATCACCACTTGCCCTGATGAGTTGGTGTTCGTTACATTGTTAGTCTGAGGTGCGTTCATCACGACTGGTGCCGCGCCGGCTGCTTCGTTTTCTGATTTTTGAAGTGCCTGTTCTTTGAGTACCTTGTCTACTTTGTCATCTGTTGGCACGGGTTCAAAGTCTCCTCCCGGCATAGCCGCTCTTGCCTGGCCACGGGCTCTATCTATTTGGGCTTCTTCATCACGAATCTTTTTCAGTGCGGCAGGATCGTCTTGCGCCTCAAGGAATTCTTTTAGTTTTTCTGGGGTCCGGTATTCCTCTCCAGTTTTTGCTTTATATGCCATCTTGGCGGAACGGCGGGCAGACCCCATCAATGAATGCTTTGAGAGCATCGGATTTTTCTCTATGGCGGCTTCCTCGTCCCCAAGAAGGATAGCCCGGTCTTGCTCGCTTAATTCACCGAACTTGTCAATACTTGCATCTTCATCCACCCCATCGCCTTTGGGCTTGTCATCGCCGCCGCGCTTGAAGAGGCCACCCAGCTTGCCCAGGGCGCCGGCGATCATTCCGCCACCCTTGCTGAGAGTAGCCATAATATTTTCCAATGTGAAAATACCTTTAATTGTCTCCCACACTTCTGATAAGGTTTCTTTAAACGTTACCCATAGTTCAGTGAACTTGTCGCTGATAGCAGTAAACGCTTCTCGGACCCCTCCGGAAAGGTCAAAGTCAAAATCACCCACCGCAGCAGCAGCGTCTTCAGCACCGAAGAATCTTAATACTGACTCCACAAGGCCTTTGATCCAATTCAAAGGAGCGTCGATTATATTTTCGATATAACCTTCTACCATTTGAATCATTCCTTCTACAAAACCTCCTTCTTGAAACCCTTTAATAAAATCTTGTACTGCCGTGAAGGGAGCCGCGATAAAGGCAATTACTGGGTCTATAAAATCTAATAATTTTCCAAATAAACCAGAGAAGTCAAATTCAAATGCATCTAATTCCTTTGAAAATTCATCGAAACCTAGGAACCCTGCTATCCATGAAATCATATCTTTAATAAGATTTAGAGGCATGTCAATTAAACTATCCACTACATTCATAAGTCCAGATTTTATGCTCTCGACAATATTGCCTTCCTTCTTAAATTCATCAACAAAACCTGAGATGAATGAGAAAATACCCATAATAATAGTAATAGGTAGAAACATTTTTGCAAATATTTTACTAGCTGCTTTACTAAAGTTCCAAAGCCCTTTGATGATCTTTATTATCGGACCAAGAAATTTTAGTATTGAGGTCATCATCGTGCCCATGATGCCACCCTGTTCTTCTGCCTCTTCCTCTTCTTCTGCTGGTGCTGCTCCTGGTGCTCCACCCTTCCCTTTTGCTGCCCGGGCCGCTTCTCGTTTTTCTTCAATTGCTTTTAATTTAGCGGTAGGATCTACCTTTTCGCGGATTTTTCTAAAGCCTGCAAATTTACCGTCAATTTTCATCTGTCCTTGTGGTGCACCTCGTTCCCCAGGCGCGCCGCCTATCTGCCCTCCCCCTGGCATCCCCCCACTCGCCTCCCTGGCTTGTTTAAATATTTTACCTAACCACTCTTGGGTTTTTTCTACGGCTCTTTCTACAGCAAAAATAGAATCACGAATATCTTCTAAGATAGTTTCTAGATTTTCAAGGCCAAGCATACTACCCAAAGCACTCAAACCTTCGGCCGATTCATCCAATTTATCAGAAGATTCGGAAAGGTCTTTCCCAGCCTCTTTAAGTTTTTTGTCTGGCTTATCGTCATCGCCACCAAACATTGTTCCCATAGCTGCCGCAGCCGCCATGACCACCGGAGGAGCATTTAATGTTTGTAGAGGATTGCCTAGAGCAGCCCCGGCAGCCTTCAAAGGCTCCATTGCAGGACCCATTGTTTCTTGAATGAATCCTGTACCTGCTTCTACGGTACTGCCTGTTGTTGGTAGTGCTACTGCCATTTATCTACTCTTCTTCTTATTCTCTATTCGTTCGTTTTCTTCTGCAATCCATTCCATTAACAATGCAATATAAATTTCTCTTTCCCAGGGTATCATTTCTTCTAGCTCAGTCAGGCTATATTTGTGATGTTGCATCAATGAAAAATTAACCCGATAGTAATTAATCAATGTTTCATGACTGAGCCCTATCCAAAAAAATTCTGCATTCCCTCGATTTCTACTTCGTTATCCTTTTTGCATTTGTTACAAATTAATGTGTCTTTGTATTTCACCTTTGGCATTGTATCGAAGAATGCCTTAATTTTCCCGAATTGGTCCTGAGTTAATCCTTCTAAAAATTCTGCGGTTTCAGATTTATCGGTATCCTTCATTTTATATACAGCATTTTCGTCATAGATAGATTCCATACATTCTATAATGACCTCTAATATATCATCAACACTATCAGTATCGAAATTTTGATCTATGATAGTTTCAAGGTCGGGGTATTTCATCGTAATGCCAATGGTATTTGTCAAGTCGATTTTGCTGGTATGTTTAGGATCTTTTGTCACCTTTACATCATCAATATTAACCGTGAAATTAATTACATTGTCGCAGGCTGTTTTTCCCTTTTTATTTTTACATTTATAGGTTAAGTCAATTGTTTCTCCAATAGATTTTGCTCTTAGTAATATGAAAAAATATTCAAGGTCAAAAGGTGCCAGTGCATCCACATCAATATCATCTAGACAACAATTATTGATGGTTTGTTTTAAGGCAAGGGCCATTTCATTCTTGTCTTTGCCTTCCATTGCCATTAACAATATTTTTTCTTCTTTTACTAAAAATGGTCGATATTTAACCTTTTGTTCTGTTGACGGAATTGTCATTTCAAATGTGGGTACGTTAATCTTAGGTAGTGCCATAATTTATCATCTCCATTATGTTTACATGTTAAAGTATATTACTAAGAAAGTTTCCTGCTTTCTTAACTTTGGTCATAAATTGACCATCGGCTCGACTCACAACTGCGACTCCAAAATCGTCTATTGCTCCTGTTATATCGAAGTTTGGATATAGGCTGTTGATTGACAAATTGTTTCCAAACGGGGAAAATGGTATTTGTTGTATATGCCATTTGCGATATGCAAAAGTGACATTTAAATTATGAAACGTATTTGTGCTTGACCAATCAAGGGCAAGGGGCGCAACTATTATAGGATAGGCGTCAATAAATTTACAGGCATAAATAATATTTTGTTGGTCATCATATTGTTCAATTTCAATATCTGCAACATATTGGTCAAAATAATTTACTCGCCCTGTCCCTGTTTTAATAATTGAATCTTGCCATTCTTCAAAAAGGTCTCGGGGAAATAGATTTTTGTTTGTGCAGTATATTCCTAACTGAAGGTCATCATAGATTGAATTATAAGGAGCCTTGCGAATTGGCCCGTGTGTTCTAATGTCGTTTGTGGCTAATGCTCTTCCGGGAATGATAGCCTGATTGCAGAGCATAGATATAGCCTGCGCCGTGCTATTTTTTAATACTCCTCCTGTGATGAGTACCCTAAATTTATTAGGTTGAGCAAGGCCTCCTTGCTTATTGATTTCGCTTTTAAACCCGTTTATATTAAATGGCATTTATTTTCCGCCCCGATTCATTATTTGTTGACGACTTTTCATCCAAACTTCTGTTTTTCTAGAGTTTTGAAATCTTTCTAGTGGTAAAAATAGAGCAATATCCCACTCTTCTTTACTTAACTGTATCATCCGTGACCTCATATTTGAAAACTTGTATTGTTTTAAACAGGGTCTAAAGTATTTATACTTTGCAAACCGCGATAGCCTACTGTAGTTTATCTTTCTCCAGTCTAGCTTGCCTTCTTGAGATTGTTCTGAACGGTCTGCTGCGTCTGGAGTCTGTCTTACCAAATCAAGGAGGCGGTCCATAAAAATGGCTCGTAACTTCCAATCTAGATAATGGAAGTTAATAGCCAAAAAACCTTCGTTTGTTAATTCGATGGGTACGACAAGGGGAAATGCATCCCAGAAGGGAAGATTATCTTTACCTTCTGCTTCATAAAAGAAATAATACATATTTCCGAGAAGGCGTCTTCGTAGGGTATAATGTTTATGTCGTTCTTTTGCAGACCATACTTGACGAGGAGTTGTTCTTGTTCGTCTAGCTTTTTGTTGAAACCATCTTGTGGCCTGCCGGGTTTCTCTAGGAAGAGTTCCTTTTGCTGCGCCTTCTTCTAGAATTTTTTGAAATACCATTTTTGCCATATAAGTATTTATCCTCATTGAGGAGTTTTATGCCTAAGTCTTTGAGAGTATCTTCTGTCCAGATTTGAAACTCCCAACCTCGGTCCTTTGCATATTCTTCGGCATAGGTCCATTTAGATATGTTCATGCCATAGGCCATCATTTCTGAGATATATTTTCGTGTGACACGAGCCTTCTTTTTTGGGGGCTTGGTTTGGCGTTTAGGTTTAATTTCGGCCAGAATTGTGTTACCATTATTGAATGTGATTTTTAGGTCAACGAAGTATCTGTGCATTTTACCGTCTGTTGCCGATTTGTAGGGAACAACCACCGATTCGCTCGACCAAGATTTGATGTCAGAATTGGTGTCGCACCATTTGAATGTTTGTCGTTCCCATAGAGAACGATAGACAATTTTGGTGGGGTCACCGTCATATTTGTCGCGATTTTTTGGGCGCCATTTGCCTTTATAACTCATGGTATTATGTATAAATAGTGATGTCTAAACTTTTAATAAAAGGAAATTAATATGACCATACGCGATGCCATTGACCCCGGAGGTCACTATACTGTTCCAACACCCGGTGATCCTGCGCCCAACCCAAGCGGGGCTCCTGATGGGCCTTTAGGTTCTTTGTATGCGGACAAATATAGAGACATATTTCTTCAGTATCCATTAAATCTTGAATCGGCCGAAGAAAATCATTGGGTTCGTTTTGATATTAAAGCTCTACTCGGCGCGCAAATTAAGCAGGATGAGCAGAGGTCTGTTCTTGCGGGCCACGGGTTTGCCGGAGGGCTTGGTGGTGGTGGTGGCGGAGGTTCATTTCTCGACCGTGTTGTATCAGGCACAGCCGAAAGGGTTTCGGCTCTTGTGACAACTGCATTACTGGCTCCTGTTAATATTGCAAAATCTGTTGTGAATGAATATTTAAATGACCTTCCTCCTGTGTTGGGGGGTGTTGGTCGAGAATTTCTTGGTGGATTTACTAGTAAAGGTAAAGCAAGAGGTTTGGGGTCGATTATGATTTATTCTCCACACACACGCCAAGAAAATCTTAAATTTAATTGGAAAGGCGAATCTCTTGGGCAAGTTGGTGCTGCGGTCAAAGCAGCAGGAGGTTCTGGCCGTGCGATTGGCGATATAATGCGTGGCGATAGTGAAACCGTCTCTGCTCTAATGAGAAATTCGGGTGTGTTGGCTGAAGGGGCATTCGCTAAATTGGCTGGGTCTGCTTTGGGAGCAAATGCAGATGCTCTCGTCTCACTAACATATAAATCTAAGGGTCAGGCAATAAATCCACACTTAGAAATGTTTTTTGAGAATGTGGACTTTCGTACATTTACGTTTGATTTTAAACTGGCTCCCAGAAATGCTTCTGAAGCTAAGGTAATTAGAGAAATAGTGAATTTATTTAAGTATGCAGCAGCTCCGGCATATGAGGGAAATTCTCCTGGCGGAGTCTTTTTTGTTTATCCCAACGTATTTGAAACTACGTTTTTTAATGAAGACCAAACACACAAAATTGCTCAATCTGCATTAACAAGCGTGAGCGTAAATTATACAGCTTCTGGAATAAACAGTACATTTTATGATAATTATCCATTAGAAACTCAACTCAATTTAACTTTTACTGAACTTGAAATTATGCATAAGGGTAAAATTGACCAGGGATATTAAACATGGCTAAAAAATATTTCCAAATGGTCCCTACTGTCGATTATGATGTTGATGGAGATGGGATGACAAAGCTGGCGGTTGATATTCTTCGGAGGGTTAAGGCCCGAGCCGAAACCTTGGCCGACGGAGCAATTTTTTATAATTATCAAATGCAAGATGGTGATAATGTAGAAATTATTGCCGATAAGTATTATGGTTCTTCACAGTATCATTGGGTTGTTTTGATGATGAATAATGTGATTGACCATACATATGATTTGGTGTTGAATGATAATAATTTTGAACGATATATTGCAGCTACTTATGGGTCTATGCCTCGCGCATCTGGAGTGTCAGTTAATTTGACTTCTTATCCAAGCACCGGAATTAATTCTGAAACTCATCCGACAACTGTTACTTTTGAGGCGCCGACCGAGGTCGGGATGCCACTGCGTAGAGCTGAATCTTCCGAATCAGGAAATACCGGAATTGTGTCAGGATCATTTCCTTCAGGAAACTCTACTGCTATTTGGATAAAAGGCGAAAGTTCTGATACTGATCCGTTTCAGAATTTAGATGTTGGTGACACGGTACATCTTTTTGTTCCCGAGACTTGGTATGACCGAACCTCTTTGGTCACGCCGACCACACATTCAGGAAATGTTTTTTCTGATTCTGTCATCGGGCCCGACGGCCTTGGCGCTACATCGAGAGTTCAGCTTGCCCAGAACGCATCTGATGTTCCTCATCTTTATTTAGGCCATATTCCCGCATCTGCTATTCATCATCTTTATGTAGGTGGGTCAATTACTATAACGTCCGAAGGAAATGGAACAACAGGAATTACAGGTAACACAAGAGTTATTTCTACCTATAATGGCGACTCTAAAACAATAACAATAACCGAGCCATTTGAAGATATTCCACAAGGTGACGCCGACCTTACATATGGACGCGCCGGGCCCGGGCGCAACGCGGCGCGCCGCGCGGCCGCCCTTGACGCTTGGGCATATACTATTTCATATAATGCATCTCAAAATTTTCCGATGATTTCATATACGTCACCGTGCAAAATTGTCGCAAAGTCTATCTATAAGGATGGCGAGGTTGAAGAAACTGGTGTGTGGAAAGAAGATGAATCTTCGGAAAGATATTTTCAAATTAACGTAGAAATGGATTCTACTACTTTTGATGCATTTACTTGGGACAAAACTAGAGATATTGTTTATATACAAACAGGTATTCATCATTTTGAGAGAGATTTATACGATGCGACGGGAACAATTCTTTTGGCCGATGGTACCACAGTTACTCAAGAGCAATACGTCAATACTTCTATTGGAACAGCAAGCACCAAAAAGATTGTTACCAATTTAGAATATGAAGCTAAGGCTAATGAAGATAAAAGAACCATTTATTTACTAAAGCGAGATTTTTTGATGGAATTTGTCGAAGAATTTGAAACTTTAATGAAGTTGGGTGTATAGATAATATTATGGCTGAAGAACCTATTATACAACAAGAAACAGTAGTAAAGGGAGGAGATGTTAATGTTCTTTCGGTAGAACTATTTTCATCGCACCATGCGGACTCTATTAAATTAGGTAATATTTGGAAACATATTTCTATTTTTGAAAATATGAAAAAGAATTATATTGAAGGGCAGATTACAATATCTGAGACACAAGATTTATTGGCATTTATTCCCATTCTCACAAACGAAAAAATTGTAATTAAGTTTATCACTCCCTCTGCAACAGAACCTTATGTATTTGTTGGGCATCTTCACGAAATTCCAACTAGAATACAGGCGACACAAGGGCAGCAGGTTTATGTTTTGGGTTTTATTTCTCCTGAATTTGTTAGAAACCAAAAAGTTCAATTTTCAAAGGCCTACAATAAAATGTTAATTTCTGATATGGTCGGGAGCATTCATTCACAATTTATTAAAGGAGTAACTGGTAAAGAAATGACTATTGTTCCAACATCTGAGCAAACAAGTCGTGTTATCCCAACAATGAGTCCGTTTAAGGCAATTAATTGGTTATCTAAATGGTCTGTTGCTCCTTCTTATAGGACTGGAGCAAGTTATGTTTTTTTTGAAAATCAAATGGGATATTATTTTGGCCCTATAGAAGCGTTAATTGACCGGAGTGTTAATAAGGCCCCTGCCGCCTCATATACAAAAGAAATAGTATTGGCTCAAGAGGGTAAGCAAAAAGAAACTGGTCGAGGATATTATAGTATTTCTGATATAGAATCAATTACTCCGAAATATATTCCTAATATTGTTTCTGGAGCATATGCATCTAAAACAAAAACACATGACATAGTTCTTCGTCGGATAGGAGATTCTACTCGCAATTACTTTACGTCATATTCTAGCACAAAGCATTTAGAATCTTCGGAAGAAAAAACTATGCTACACAATGACCTTTCTCTTGGTGGATATACTGATTCATTTATCCAATATGTCCCCGACCATTATTTGGCGTTTTCAGAGCAGCCATCATATCGTACTACTGATACAACATTAACTCGCAACTCTCAGCTTTCTCAATTTTTTTCCAAGCAATTAAAAATTACAGTTCCTGGAGATAGTGATAGGACGATTGGGGAAGTGGTGAATGTAAAAATACCGGCTGCTGCTCCTACATTAGACGAAACATTGGGAAATAAGGACAAATATTTATCTGGCAGATATTTAATTACAGGATTACGACACAATATTGAAAAGTCAGAAAAAGAGAATAAGACGTTTCATTCTTTGCAAATGGAATTATCTAGCGATTCTTATGAATCTCCATTACCCGAACAAACAGTCCGTCATTGGACATAGGATATAGAAATGAAATCATTTATACATTTTTTAGAAGAAGGTGTCAACGACCCTGGAATTTTTAAGGCTGTGTTCATGGCTGGAGGGCCTGGGTCTGGAAAAACTTTTATGGCAGACCAATCAGGCCTGGCGGCTTTAGGTTTGCGCCTAATCAATTCAGATGATGTTTTTGAAAAGGCTTTGAAAAAGGCTGGGTTGGAGGCAACTCCTGAAGTTATTTTTTCTAAACGAGGGCAAGAAGTCATTCGTCCAGCAGCAAAGGCCCTGACTCTAAAGAAGCAAGAAGCTGCATTGCTTGGAAGGCTTGGCTTGGTTATTGATGGAACTGGAAAAAAGTATGACAGAATTAATACGCAAAGAAAAGCTCTTCTCCGGATGGGATATGACACCATGATGCTCTTTATCAATACAGACTTAGAGACTGCATTAAAAAGAAATGAGGACAGGCCTAGAAAGTTGCCAAAAGACACAGTTGAAAAAATGTGGGGGGCAGTTCAGCGCAATATTGGTGCATTTCAGAGATTGTTTGGTAGGGATTTTGTCGTGGTAGATAATTCAGAAGGTAAGGACTATAAAAAAGAATCAACGGTAGCCTATAAGCGTGCTTCTAAGTTTACTAAACTTGAGCCGCAAAATCATATTGCACAGAAATGGATTGCAGATGAAAAGAAGCGCAGAGGAATTAAAGCATGAAAAAGGGAATGGGTCGAGATGGATTTATTTGGTTTGAAGGTGTCATAGAAGACCGAATGGATCCGCTTGGGATTGGGCGAATGAGAGTTCGTGCCTATGGTTTTGATAGCGAAAGTCGAGAAGAAGTTCCAACAGAGCATTTGCCTTGGGCTTATCCTGTGCTCCCTCTCAATAGCGCACAAGGTGAAGTGCATTCCCCTAAGGAAGGAACATGGGTTCTTGGATTTTTTCGAGATGGTATGGATGCACAAGATAGAGTTATTTTAGGAACAATCAATACAGGAGCATATAATGGCTAGCCCTCCTATTCCTGAAAATGTAGAAGACCTTGTTGAATCGCCAATTAATCCTGATGTATTGGCCGATGCAATGCCTAGCGAACCGGTGTGCCCCAGTATTCCTGGGCTGACTTTTCCTGAGTTGCCTGACCCCGCTGCTCTTGGAAAACTTATAGGTGATAAGTTAGATTCTGCGGCAGATGCAATTTCCGAATCTTTTGAGGACCTTCAGGCAAAAGCAGCAAAGTTAGAAGAACGAATTAAAAATCCTCCGTCGCCTACTGATCTGATGAATGAGGTCGCAAATCAAGTTTCGTCTGCGGCCGATAAGGCAGCAAAGGCTTTAGAAAAAGCAGCCATAGATATAAAAGCTCAAGTCTCAGCCAATCTTGCGGCCGAGTGGGATAAGGCCGCTGGAGCCTTTACAGATTTAGAGTCGGCCATGGCGGCCGCCAGTTCTGGTGCAGTTGATCTTGGCTCTCTTGGGATTGATTTATCATCGCTTCCTGGGGATGTATTGTCGGGTGTTTTTGCTGGATTTAAAAATGCTGCGGAATGTCTGACCGGTGAACCCGGAAGTGCAGAAGAGGCTTTTAATAAAACAGCCCCAGAATTGGATGTTGGTGTTGATGATGGTAGAGGAGCAGATGGCGCAACCGCAGCCTTGGCTGTTACTGAAACATCGAAAGTTGTTGTAAATGAGGCGGGCGATAAAGTATCAGAACAAGTGCCCCTCACAAAAGAAAAGGTAGATGAGCTTCGTGCAGAAAAACAAGAAAAATTGCCAGAAAAACCTATCACCGCAGAACCTGTTCCTGTTTCAGAAGTTCCGACGAAAGTAATAAGACCTGAAAAAAGTCATGCTGATGAGATAGTTTCTGAGGGTATTCCTACTGAGGCGCCGCCAGGGCCAACAGAAGACCAAATAAAAAGGGCCGAGGCAATCAGAAATCATTATTATAAAGAAGTTCGACCCGCAATTATTTTTCGGGACGACGAGGATTACGCGGAATTTAAGGGCATCCCGGTCGGGCCGCCGGCAACAGACGAAGAATGGGAGGAAGTCCGTAGACTAGAACAGGTAATGTTTGCTGAAGTAGATGCGATATTAAATGAAAATCAAGCGGCCTCTACCCTCACGGATGCTGAGGAAATCAAAGCACAAATGTCATCTCAACTTGGTCTTACGTTTGTAAATTAAAGGGATTATTATAACATGAGTATTATGACAAAGGCACTATCATTTTTGGAAGGATTAGGATTCTTGAGTATACCTCATACCAAACTTCCTGGTGCGTTTATGAAAATAGGATCGGATGGAAAACCAGAACCTGGAGAGTTTGTTGGTTCTGACTATCGTAAAGAAGGAGCTCCTGGATTTACTGATGACCGAAAACGAAATGATAAAGATTATGTGCCATATGCTCCTAGAAAAATTATTCCTGATCTGGAGGGAGGAGGATATAATGTCTCTGAAAATTTTCCTCAATCTGCGGCCAAAGGCTTTAATGCAGAAACAGTAGAAGCTAATGTTCCTAGACAGGCTAGGGGTATTAAGGCCGATACTTTAACACGGATGCACGATGCAAAAAGAACATTTGATATTTCTGTTGCAACATTCAAAGATACATTAGATGATGTTCCTCCACCAGACGAACCAGCAGCCTGGGATGGAAAATCTAATCCAACGACAACACAACCAGAGAATCCGTTTAATGCAAAGTATCCATATAATCATGTTCGCGAAACAGAGAGTGGGCATTTGTTTGAGGCTGATGATACACCAGGCTCAGAACGCATTAAAGAATCTCATCGGTCAGGAACATACTATGAAGTATTTCCTGATGGTAGCAAAGTAGAAAAAATTGTTCGCGATAATTTTACATTGATTGTTGGTAATGACCGAGTTAATATTCAAGGAAGTGTAATTGTTACGGTCGAAGGTGATTGTAATATGTACACCAAAGGAAATTTCACTCACCAAGTCAATGGTGATTATAACCTATTGGTCAAAGGAACGCACACAACTCAAGTGGGGGATGATACCACGCTCGATTGTCATTCTGACTACTACCATTATGTCGGAAATACAATTGACCCGACAAAGGCAGGTAAGGGGCGAGGAAATAAGGGTGGTTCTTCAAAGGTCGCGATTGCCAATGACTATAAACTTAATGTAGATGGAGTCACAACTGAGATTTATGGTAATGAGAAGGCATATGAGGATAACAAGACAATTACTAAACGTAGCGCAACCTTGTTTGGTGAGCTGACAGAAAGAATAATTGGTGGAGGAAAGTTTGAACAAATTGATAATGATTCAACCGAAGCTATAGGCAAGAATCATAATATAACTGTTCTTGGAGGAAAGTTTGAGAAAATTAGTATAAATTCAATTGAGACTGTTCTTGGTGACAAAAAGCAGACTGTCACGGGGCAGTATATTGCTCGGTCTCTAAAGGATACAGAAATTACTGGCGGGCCTAACATTGAACTCAATCCACCTAGCCCGATAGATGAATAATAGGATATAAAATAATGGGACTTGGACCAAACGTACATAGACTAGGTGATATTTGCACAGGGCATGGATGCTGGCCCTCTCGCCCTAGCACAGCAGGTTCGCCAACCGTAAATGTGAATGGAATTCCTGTTCATCGTCAGGATGATGCCTGGGATTCTCATTGTTGTCCTAACAAAGGTTGTCATACTAGTGTATTGCAGGCTGGGTCGTCAACTGTTAATGTAAATGGACTGCAAATGGCTCGGATTGATGACCCCGTGGCCTGCGGGTCTACAGCCTCGGCTGCTATGTGTAGCCCAACTGTGTTTTGTGGAGGATGAATTAATGTCAATAATTACATTAACAGAAAGACCTGTTGATATGTTCACAGACGAACAATGGGATAGTATTGTAGAAAATACGCCAAGAGTGAAAGTTATGAGTGAAGTTCGTCTAAAAAAGTTAATGTCAAGAGGGGCTATTATTTTTATATATGAGGAAGAGGAGGAATAGATTATGGCCGCGAATACTGTTGCTCTTGCTGGTGCATTGAATCCTGATGATGGTTTTGATATCCTTCCCTTTCAAAATCCTCATCACTGGAGAATGAATGAATCTAAACAGTTTGTAAATTATAATTTAAGACTTCGCCGAGGCCTCGGCCGAAACTATGGATTAACACCCTTCGGTCCGCCTGGGCAGGAATACGGCGGCCCGCCCATCCCACCACCCCTCCTTAATATGCCTGCTGCCGGAGAGTCCCTTGCTGATAGTCCGCAATATGGTATGACGTTGGGTGAAATAAAAAATGCCATTGAATTTGAAGGTGAACAACTTGGTATTTATTCGCCTCGAAGCCCCGCACCCCACGATCAAACGCATTCTCCTAACCCAGAGCTGGCAGGATCAGATCTTTATGGCTTGAGTTCGTTTACTTATGGATTTAATCCAGATAATGCAGATATTCCGTTTGCCGAAGGTCCTCCCGGCGCGACTATATGGGACTGGGCAGATTATGGATGGTATTCTGATGTCACGCTCGGAATCACAGGCCTCCTCGCCCCAGGCGATAGGACCCCCGCCAGCTTCGGCCTCTTCGGTTTAGATGGTAATATTGCGGCTCCTAATTCAATGTCATTATTTAAGTACATGAGCGGTAGTGATGGAATATTACATAATGCAGATTATAATGGTTCGACTTGGGCTTTAGACACAAATCTTAGTAATGCAATAGACATGGATGATTTGTTTTTACTGGCCAATAATATGTCCTGGTGTTATCATAATGTAGCCACGTTTGAAGCAATGACCGATGTGTTATCTGGATATGTGCAGTATACAGATAGACAATGGGATAATGACCCAGACAGACCCGTGGCAACAGGAGGAGATGGATTTCATTCAAATACGACCTCTCGTTATATTCCTGGATTTGTAAATAATTCTAGCGAATCTTCTAATATTATGTTAACCATTAAATCGTTGGTACTAAACTATGATGCAATTCCTGAAAATAGTGATAAGATGGTTTTAACGACAACTGGTGAAATGGAAACTTTGAACTCGTTGGGATATTCTACTGCCGACTCTATTGTTTTTGCTTCACTCAATGCAATTAGCGTATTTGCTATTTCTAATAGCTGTCCTTTTTGGGCAAATAGTACAGCCACTCTACATACAGGATATGGAGGAGAAAATCCTTCAATGAACACCATAGCCATGTGGTTATATTCGGCTAATGGAAGTGATGGTGATACGCCAGTGAGCACCCCGCCGACCGCGACTAGGCCAGCTGGTCTTGGAGCAACCCATCCCGCAGCTAGTATGACCGTCAAAGAGGTTTATGATTATTTTCTTGGCGCAGTAAATAACTATACTTATTTTGTCCGAAGTTTTATTGAGGCCGATACTACTCCTTATGGGGGATTTGCTGGAAGTTCCAAAATGCCTTCAATGTATCCCGCTGCTGGAAATTATGATCCAAATCCAGGAGTTGTTCCTGCAAACACATTTCTATATGGAGGTGGCGGAACTATGCAACAGACATTGGCAAGACGAAGCCAAAGGCTCTCTGTTGTCGATCTTATGTCCAGAACAACGCTTCCTGGAGGAACATCTACTGCAATGCATAATGCAATGGCCAACACTTCATAAGGAAAATTCATATAAATAGAATATAGTGTTGATTAGTAATAGAGAGTAAAAATGCCGGCACAACGATTAACTTCTCAAAATAAGATATATAAAGATTTGGATTTAGATTTTGACATTCATCCAAATACAAAACAATTGAACACTCTTACCGAAGATTTGGCGGTTGTTCGGTCTTTGAAAAATTTGATATTTACGAGCCATTATGAGCGCCCATTTCATCCTGAAATAGGATGTAAAATTAAACGGTCTCTTTTTGATAATATTATGCCTTCGACGGCTATGACTATCCAAAATTCAATCGAAGAAGTTGTAGAAAATTTTGAGCCTAGAATTAATTTAACTGCCGTAGATGTTCGTGCTGTATCAGATGAAAATAGATATGAAGTCAACATTAAGTTTTTTGTCATAAATGAAGCTACGTCTAGACAAGTCACCTTTTTCCTAGAGAGAATTAGATAAAATGCCAGGTATAACAACAAGTAAGCTCAAGGTTACTGAACTTGATTTTGATTTGGTCAAAAATAGTCTAAAGGATTATTTGAAAGGGCAGGACCAATTTACCGATTATGATTTTGAAGGTTCAGGAATGGCTGTTTTATTAGACTTGCTTGCATATAATACACATTATAATGCATTCTATACCAATATGATTGCCAATGAAATGTTTCTAGATACTTCTACACTTCGGGAGTCGGCCGTTTCATTAGCCAGACAATTAGGTTATACTCCTCGTTCTACAGTAGGTGCAACGGCCAGAGTAGACATAACTTTTAATCCGGATGATTTAGGAGGTGACACCACCGACTTGTCAAGGTTAGGAACAAGTGTTGTAATTCCTAAAGGGTCTGTGTTTTTATCCGAACTAGAAAATAAGACATATGGTTTTGTAACGACACAATCATATACTGCATCTCCTACACCAAACACAGATGGTGGATATTTAATTGGTGTGACTCAAGCATCAGGTGTTGTTCCTTATACCGCAACTAATATGGAGATTACTCAAGGAGTATATGCGTTTATTCAGTATGTGTATAATACACAAATAAAAAATCAACAGTTTATTATACCTAATGATGGTGTAGACACATCAACAATTACCGTTTTGGTTACGGATACATTATCAGGAACATCCGGAGAAATTTATACGCTTTCTAAAGATTATGCTTCTATTACTTCTGCCGATAAAGTATTTTTTGTACAAGAAACTTTGAATGGAAAATATGAAATTTATTTCGGCGATGGGAACATAGGCGCCAAACCTTCAGACGGAAATATTGTTGATATTACATATGTTGTTTCTGAGGGTGAAGCCGGAAATGGAGCAACTATTTTTAAAGCTGACCCAATTAAGTCACCTTTTTATGGAAAGAATGATTCAACGGTAACCTATTCACCAACCGTATCTTTAGTCGAGAAGGCGGCCGCCGGCTCGGCCTTAGAAGATTTAAATTCAATTAAATTTTTAGCTCCTAGAAATTATGAGGCTCAAAATCGGGCTGTCACAACAGATGATTATGTGGTTAAATTATTAAGCGATTATCCCCAGTTAGATGCAGTTCGTTGTTGGGGGGGAGAAGAAAACGACCCGCCATATTACGGTAAAGTGTTTCTTTCGGTGAAGCCGACCAAAGGATATATTTTATCAGATGCCGAAAAGAATAATATTAAAAAAGATGTTCTAAAAAGTAGAAATGTGATTACAGTAGAACCTATAATTGTGGACCCGGTATATATTTATTTGATTATTGATACACTTATAAAGTGGGATAGTCGATTAACACCATTAACCGAGGCTGTATTAAGAGTTGGTATTAGAAATGAAATTGTAGAATGGGGGCAAAATAATCTTGAAAAATTTGAAACCTATTTTAGATATTCAGTATTAACAGGAATTATTGACAATTATAATACAGGTATTGTAAACAATGAAACTACTGTCAAGTTTCGTGCAGAAATTGTTCCTATTGTCGGTGTAGCTGCAACATATGAAGCGGTTTTTGCTAATCCCCTACAATATCCACATACGGGTCATCAAGGAACTTTGATTAGCACTTTTTTTGATTATGCCGGATATACTTCATGTGTATTAAGAGATAATGATGGTATAATGCAGATATATGGCCAATCTGCCGCGGGCCAAAATGTGTTGATTTCTTCTAATGCGGGAACTGTCAATTACAACACAGGAAAAATGGTGTTGTCTGGTTTCCAGCCAACTTCAGTAAATGGTGGAGTGTTATCTGTTATTGCTATACCTGAGAATAAAGATATTGTTCCAAATTATAATCAATTGCTTACACTTAAAGAGTCAGACCTGACGATTACTATGGCTGATGATGCATCAATAATATATGGAACAATTGGAACTATAAGGGCGGCCGCCCAAATAACAGGAACTACTAGTGGTAGCACTTATTAAATCAAATGGCTATTAAAAACAATAAAACTTCTACAATAATTGAAGAGCAGATTCCTGATTTTATTCGGGAAGAACATGATAATTTTGTTCAGTTTTTAAAATCATATTATGAATTTTTAGAGTCTGCTGACCCACCAACTAGGCTGCCATTGGTTGTAAACAATCCTTCGCCTGATATGTATGGGTTTACAGATAATCCTTATGGCGGTAAGTTTCTAGTTGGCGAAACTATTAACCAAAGGTCTAATGCTCTTGACTCTACTGAAGTAACTGCGTCTGCAAAAGTATTTGCTTGGATTGGAAATACGACAGTGCAAACTGCTGTTGTCACCTCTTTTGGCGGAACAGATAAAGTATTTGAGAAAGATATTGAAATTGTTGGTGAAAAAAGTGGTGTTAAATTTTTCGCCATGGCTAAAACAGAAAGCATGAAAGCTGGTGCTGTCCGAGCATCATTAGACTTATTGGACACTAAAAATATTGATGAAACGTTAGATGACTATGTTCAATATATTAAAAATGAATTTGCAGTAAATTTACCCCGAACATTATATCCTGGTACAGACACTCGTAAAGTTTTAAAGAATATTCGGGATTTTTATAGGGCCCGCGGTACAGAAAACTCTTTTAAGTTTTTATTTCGATTATTGTATGGAGAAGATATTTCAATATATCTCCCCGAAACAGATATGCTTCGGGCTAGCGATGCAAATTGGAAAGATATTACGGTTATTCGTACTAAAATTCCAAAAGTAGATGTTTATACTGGTCTTCCGGTTACAACTTCTAACCTAGAAGGAAGAAAAATTAAAGGGCATATATCACGGGCTTCGGCCATTGTTGAAAGTGCAACTGAAATTATTATTGGTAACATTAGGTTTGCTGAGCTAGGACTTAGCCATAAATTAGGAACTTTTATTGCAGGCGAACATGTTGAGACTGACAATGTTGGTGATGGCACAACCATTGAAACGAAAGTTTTGGGAATACTTAACAATATTAATATTGTTGATCCAGGAACTAATTACCATATTGGGGACCGAGTTGCAATTTCTCCGGGAATAAATGAAGTTGGAACGCCTTTCGGAGCAATAGCAGAAGTCGCAACTACAAATGTTAGCTCTGGGGCTATTACATCTATTAAAATTCTCGACCCGGGATATGATTATAATTTAGCTCCTACTTTAGACATAACAGGCCCCCATAATGCAGATGCAGGTGCGGCACGATTTGAGGCTGGGCCTCTAGAGACAATT